TTGAAAGAAAAATATATAAAATCACCTATCAATTATATAGGTAATAAGTACAAATTTATAGGTCAGATTATTCCAATATTTCCAGATAATATTGATACTTTTATTGATGTATTTGGTGGTTCTGGCACAGTCCTAATTAATACAAAGGCAAATAAATACATATATAATGACATAAATCAATACGTGTCTAACATTTTTAGGGGACTTGTTATAGAAGATACAGATGAAATCGTGAAAAAAATAGAAAATATTATTGCTGCGTATTCTTTGAGCAAAACGAATAAAGAAGGATTTGAGAAACTTCGTGATGATTATAACAATGGTAGAAATGATTGGATTATGCTTTATACATTAATGTGTCATTCATTTAATCATCAATTTAGATTTAACAACAAGCATCAGTATAATAGTAGTTTTGGAAAGAATAGAAGTTATTTTTCTGAAAGACAGAGAAATGATTTGTATGTAATGAAAAGGAAGATAAACACGAATATTATTTTCTTATCAAAGAGTTTTATAAAAATTGATTATTTTGATTTTGGCGAACATGATTTGTTGTATTTTGATCCACCTTATTTATCATCTGTTGGTAACTATAACGATGGAAAACGAGGATTTGAAGGTTGGACAGAAAAACATGAAAATAAGTTATTAGAATTATTAGACAACTTAGATGAACAAGGTACAAGATGGGCATTATCAAATAATTTAAAATATGACAATCCATTTTTAGATAAATGGAAAGATAAATATGTAATTCATTATTTGAGTGGAGATTATGTGAATTGCAATTATCAGAAGTTTGACAGAAGTAAAGATATAGAAGTATTGATTACAAATTATTAGACTTAAAACATCGGTTTCATAGGGAGGAGGCGATTAATTTTGGAATGTAAAAATTGTCCATATTATGATTATGCTTTAGGCGGTCAGTGGTGTGATAAAGTTGGCGGATATAATTATAGATTTGGTTATTGTAGTGATATTTATGATGTAGAAGCGATACAGAAAAATCATTCTAAACAAAAGAGAAGAAATAAGAGAGAACGTGATCAAAAACATAAAAATCATCTTAAATTTCTTGCTGAAAATATTTTAGGATATCCTGCGCCTGTAATGTATATTGATGAGATATGGGTAAAAGAACAAGGTTATATTGAAAATCCAAAATCATATTATAAGAGATTATATCGTGGAAGAGGAAGACGTAGTAATTCTAATTATCATAAAAAGATGTCTAATGGAAAAATACGAAGGTATAAGGGAGAACTGCCCAAAAAAGGTAATCTGGGACATAAATTATATGATTTTTGGTGGGAGTTGTGCTAAGACTATTGAATTTTTACTTCAAAGGAATGGAGGAAACCACAATGAGAGAGGAAGAATTAGTAAAGACTTTGGAACAATTGAGTAAAGAGGCTGCGTGGTGTAGAACCTGTCTAAGAAGAGATAAATGTGACATTAAAGAAACTGTTGCAATGGAACAGAAATTAATAACACCATATCCTGTTAAATATGTAGATGTGAAGATAAAATGCAGAAGTTATATCAAAGATAGTAAGTTGCCAGATACACCAGATGTTTTTGCCTCATTATTTTCTGTATAAGAATGGAGAAGTAAGTAATGCAGAATAAGTATTCAAAGAAGCAGTTAGAAGAACTATATAACTGTATTATTTTTAAAGATTTTGGTTTTGACGATAGTTATTTATTTTGGGTGGCTCAAGGATTACCATTTACAGAAGATGGTAATGATTGTTTGTTTATATATGCAGATGGTTGGGATTTAGATGAGCTGCATGAAAACATTAGAGAAGCAATTTGTGAACATTGTATTGTATTTGATGGTAATCAATAGAATTGATTTTAATTAGAAGATGGAGGAAAACAATGTTAAAAAGCGCTAAGTTTACAAGAGAAGTGCAAAGAAGGGCAAATGAAGAATACAAAGAATATTGTAGAGTAAAGGAGGAGGTGTCACAAACAATAATGCTTGCTTCTTGTATTGGACTGGGTAACTGTGATTTTGAAATTCTATATTCTGTGAAGAATATTGATTTTATTAAAAAGATTGCAAATGAACTAAGAGAATTAGGCTATGATGTTAATTCATTTTTTACTCCAAGCGTATTAAAACTGCATATTGCATAGTAGGCAAGAAAACTTTTCTTTTAAAGGAGGAACATATATGTTTAAAAATAGAAGTTTTAGTAGTGTAACGGTAAATGGTAAAACAATTAGTTGTTCAGGAAGCAATATAGTTATTTCAAATGGGAATGTAATTGTAGATGGGAATGTAATACAGTCAGAGATTGGCAACAATGCAAAGATTGTTATTAATGGAGATGTAAATAAAATTGATTGTTCTGGTTCAGTTGAAGTTCATGGCAATAGTGGAGAAATAGAGTGTGGTGGTAGTTGTACTGTGAGTGGAGATGTGAATGGTGATATTGATTGTGGTGGCTCCGTAGAGTGTGGGAATGTGTCTGGTGATATAGATGCTGGTGGTAGTGTTAGATGCAAAAGATGAAGCCGGAAAACAACTCTTTCATGGCAAGAATTTGAAGGCAAAATATGATTTTTCTAAAGATATATTGTGTGTTTTGTATTGTGATTTTTCTATTAATGGAGATCTGTATATATGAAGGAATCCAAAAAATAAAAAGAAAATACGCAGATAAAATAGAAGAAAATAAGAATAAAGCAAAAGCAAATATATTAGAAACTTTATGCGTACATATCAGAATATTTGTGACTTGCTTCGTGCCAATCATAAATTTAGGAATGTTCTGGGCAGTTTTGTTTAATGGCGTTCAGGTACAAAACAACATTGTGAAGCAAGTAGATGATGCAATCAAGAAAAGCGAGAAATAAAGAAGTAGAATATATAAGTATGAATTGAGGTGAAATGATATTGTGGAGGGTATTAGAACAAAATAGGCATAACTGCACAGCAATTAGAGATTCTGATTATAATAAAATTACAGAGTTTACAAATGAGGATAAGGCAATTATTACTACACATCTGTATTTAATAGTAACTATAGGACTGTATTAGAAGAAAAGGCTGATGGAAAATGGGAATACAGAGCTTCAAGCTGTTGTGGCATGTTTTCTTGGGATATTACTTAAAATTTTGCTTTTATTGGTTTAGGAGGTGCTATGGAAGAATTAGAGAATACATTAAAACAGATGAGGAGTCAATCAATACAAGTCCTTAAAAATCCAGAAATTTATTACATAGTAAGTATCAAAGATAGATATATTTATGAATTGCATTTAACCACAATTACTAAAGAGTTTTGTGGAAGAATAGAGAATCAAACAAGTACAAGCATTCATTTTAGACTTAATGGAAGTAATGCTTTAGTAATAATTCCTTATAGTTGGATTGAATGGATGGCACCATCAAAGGAATTATGGCAAATGGGATGATGTTGTTTAGAATATTAGAATTTAGAAATGAACGAGAAATTATGACTGAGGAGGTAGATTCATTATAGAAAGAGAAGTAGTATATATCGCAGAACTTGATGCTGACGTAGATGATGTAATAGCAGTAGAATATTTACATAATAAAGGCGTTTTGAAAGAAGTTGTTTGTGATCCATTACCTTCTACATGGCATGGAAAGGATAGAAAAGAGCAGCTTGAAAAATTAGGAATAAAAGTATCAAACAAAATACCACCTATTGCAAAATATGTATTTGTAGGTGGAGCATTAACTGAACTTGCAAGATATTTAATTAATCACAAGATAGAATGTTTAGTTATGAATGGCGGTTTTGTTGGAAGTAACATTGTGAAAAATCCCTTGGACAAGTTTAAGGATAAACAGGTAGTAAGAACATTCAATTTCAATTGTGATGTAAATGCAACAGACTCAGTTCTTAAAAGTAAGAACATAGAGAATGTAATATTGGTTGGTAAAAATGTATGCCATAGTGAGAAAAATGCTTTAGATGGTGTATGGAAGGACGAGAAAAGTATTTTAAAGAAATATCACTCTAATTCAGGTAAAAGGCAACATGATATGCTTGCTTGTAGAGAAGGATTAATTATGCTTGGCATGTTGGATGAGGAACTATATTTAAATTATAAAATAGTTCACCCATATAACACTGGATTAAAAGGGAATATGACTGAATGGGGAAGTACCTTTGGAAAGTCGCCCTATAGAAGTGTGTTTGCGGCAGTAGATTGGAGATAGAATAAGAAAATAGGAGGTAAAGAGGTTTGTCATGACAGAAAAGTGCACTTTACTCCTAAACAATATTGAAAATAGCAATTATAGATGCAGATCTGATAGGTAGAGACAAGCACAGGTTCCCAAACTTGGTTTGTATGAAATTATCAGGATATTACAAGGAACTTGGTGCTGATGTTGAATTAAAAACGGATTATGAAGATTTGGCAGCGTATGACAAGGTATTCATTTCCAAAGTGTTTACTGACACACCGATAGATGAAGAGATTTTGAAACTTCCAAATGTAGAATATGGGGGTACAGGATTCTTTTATGACAAGGCTCCTAAACTTCCTGAAGAAGTAGAACATCATATGCCAGATTATCATTTATATGATGAGTGGGTGAATAAGCAAATTGAGAGTGGCAAAAAGAGAAATGATTTTAAGTATTATCTTGACTACTCAATTGGCTATACCACAAGAGGCTGCTTCAGACAGTGTGAGTTTTGTGTAAACCGTAATTATAAAAAGGTAGATTGCCATAGTCCATTAAGTGAATTTCTTGATCCGTCAAGAAAGAAAATATGCTTACTGGATGATAATATTCTAGGAAGTCCACATTGGCGAGAGATTTTTGAAGAACTGCAATCTACTGGGAAACCATTTCAGTATAAGCAAGGTATGGATGAAAGGCTTCTGACAGATGAAAAGTGTGAGGTGCTTTTTAATAGCAAATATGATGGAGATTATATATTTGCATTTGATAATGTGGCAGATTATAACCTGATAGAAAAGAAATTGCAGTTATTAAGAAAGTACACAGATAAGATTCCAAAGTTTTATACATTTTGTGGGTTTGATAGAGAAGATAAATGGGATGACGAATTTTGGAAGCAAGATTTGTGGGACTTATGGAAACGGATCGAACTGCTTATGAGGTATCAAGGTTTGCCATATATAATGAGATTTAATCGTTATGAAGAATCTCCGTATAGAGGTACATATATAAATCTTGCTGCATGGTGTAATCAGCCCAGTGCTTTTAAAAAGAAGTCATATAGAGAGTTCGTTGAGTATCAGCAGTCCAGACATCAAAAAGAATGTTCTGAAATGAGGTATTTGAAACAAATTGAAAAAGTTATGCCTGAATTAGCAGAGAGATATTTTGATATGAAATTTATTGATTTTGCATAAGGAGCTATCGAAGAAGAATATGAGAATAAAACAGATTCCAAACTATGAATTGATAATAAAAACAAATAGATATACAGGTAATTTTGAAAGAGAACTAATAAGTTATGCTTTAGGAACACTTGATGATGTACAGATGGAAATGGGAGATTTCCATGGTGAGCATGAGATGAATTTGTTTTGGGAGGAAGAATTTAATTCTGAAAGAAAAAATTATTATGACGACTATGAACTGAAAGATGAATATCTAATGGAGACATATCAGGATGTTGATGATTGGGAGCAGATGACATTTTATCATATAGCAGATGACATCAATTCATTAGCAATTCAGTTAGTAAAACCTTTAAATGTCTACTGGGAAGAAATTATTGTTAGAAGAATCAAGAAGTTTTTTGATGAGCGTCCATGCAGATATAGTCATACATTGCCTAAAGATGCAAAATTGGTAGATCTATATTTGATTGATTCAAATGAAAATATAATCAAGCATTATATGTGAGGCAATAAATCCAGAGTTTCAAGGACAAAAATAGAAAAAATGAAAGGATATGAATGTTCATCGGTGAGTAAGGGTGCGCACCCACTAAATATTATGGTGAACACAAATAAATAATTTAACAGTATTAAGTTTATGTGATGGCATGAGTTGTGGACAGATAGCATTAGTAGAAGAAGGATTTACTATTAAAGAATATTATGCGAGTGAAATAGAGAAAAACGCAATCAAAGTAACACAAGAAAACTTCCCTGATACAAAACAAATCGGAGATGTTATGAATTTTATATTAGAGATTAAAAATGATAAAGATATTATTCTTAATGAAGAAAAGTTAAAAGAACTGCCTAAAGTAGATTTAGTTATTTTTGGATTCCCATGCAGATCTATGTCAAAGGCAACGGCAGGAAGAAAAGAATATAATGATGGACTTAAAGGCATATCATGGCTGTTTTATCCTTGCAATGCAATTCTACAGTGGATAAAAGACAATAATAATCCTGACGTAAGATTCATGGTTGAAAATGTGGATAGTAACAACAAAACTGATTTGGAGGAAATCACCCAGTCGCTTGGTGTAGAACCAGTTATGATTGATAGCAATTTATTTTCTGCTCAAGACAGAAAAAGAAATTATTGGACAAACATTCCAATTACTCCACTTCCGAAATCATGCCCACTTATATTAAAAGACATTATGGATGAGACTGTAGATGAAAAGTTTTATTATAATAAGCCATTTACATATCATGGAGACGATAAAAAGATTTGTGCCACTTTACATATTAATGGACATGATATTTTGAAAAGAGTAAACAATAAGAAATTTAAATCGCCAACACTGACAAGCTGCCGAGGTGGAAACCTACAGAAAAAAGTATTTGATAATGGTAGATGCAGAAAATTGACTCCAAATGAATATCGAAAATTACAGACAATTCCAGATTGGTACAAGATGAACGTATCCAATAGCCAGATTTACAATATATGTGGAGATGGCTGGACGGTAGATGTGATAAGGCATATTTTTAAAGGATTAAAAGATTTATAAAAGTATTGAAATCTTGGTTTTAAGGGAGGATTGATATATTTGAAAGATTATTTAGTAACAAGTGATTATGGTCAATGGGATAATATTTTTATTGTATTAGCGAAAAATGCAAAAGATGCGATTGAGCAAGTATATCAATCCTATATTGCTCCCATAAACGAAGATATTAAAAGAAAAAATAAAGAAGTAGGATATAATTCTTATCGTATTTGTTTGAAAAGCGAATTACACGCAAGAAATATTGGAAGTCTTCATAATGAAAATGGAAAAATTATTCGAGTGAACTAGAAGGAGAATATTACACATGGATAAAGAAGATATGTCTGAGTATTGTGATTTCAAATATGATGAATATTGGTTGGCGGCAAATCATTTACATACAATGCCACAAGACGAATGGAATAAATGGTTCGACGAACATTGTGGTAAGTGTAAATATATGTGTGAGATCTGCATGTATGGGGATGAATAGAAATAATTTTGAGTTTTAATTTGTGAACTATCAGTTTATTAAAAGTGGAGGTGATTAAAGTATTTGAAGTAAATAGAAAAGATAGTGTGGAATATGATAATAATTCAGGAACAAGTCTTTCACCTGTAAAAGTCTATAATGTGAGAGATGATAAAAACGGATACCCACATTTTCTGATTTATGAAAATGGAGAATGGAAATATATGAGCGCAAAATATTTTGCACCTAATAATTAAAAGATTGGAGATGACAGATTATTAGTATGAATAAAGAATTATTTTTAATCATTGAAGAAAAAGTAAAAATAGAAAACGAATTAGAAGAGATTACTGATAAATTGAAGTTACAAGCGAATGGTGTAGACGTATCTGATTTAGATGATTATAACTATGAAGAATGTAGAGATTTATTCAAGCATATTAAATATTATGTTGATGATAAAGAAATATTAAATGTATTAGAAGAAGTTATTGAAAAGAAAAAGATTGAAAAATATCCAGAGTTACTAAAACCTACATATTATCCAGAAATTGATGCACTAGACATTTCTGATTCAGAGAAGATAAGATTAGATAAAGCAGCACGATGGAATTTTAGAAATTATATTAGTGAGAATAATATCAAGAAATCAAAATATCCCTTATTCACTGAAGATTTGGAATTGTTAAAAAGTGTTAACATTGCTGAAAAGAGATATAATTTTAGATGTAAGAGTTGCGGAAGCTCATGTGTTGTAATTTCAGAGAGTGATTTAGAAAAGTATAAAAGAGCTTGGAAACTTTTTGAACTCGAAAAACAGAATACAATTACAGAGGAAAAATTAAATGAATTGGATCAGTTAGAAAAAGATGGATTTTTTGAAATTTATTTTTGCTGTGTAGACGAAGATGAATGTTATGATGTTGAAATTTCAAATGAAAAAGAATTATCTGATTATATGGAAAATGTAGAAGTGGTTTATATGGTAGTAAAAAGTCCAGATTTGACTTATGAAAAATTGTGAAATCAAAAGGAGAATATATGAAATAGATAAAAACCAGATAATTGAGACAGCATTTGAAGCAATCAGGGAATCTACAGAATGGGGAATAGGAGAGGAGGGGAAAGTATACGGACATTTTGTGGATGGTATAGTTACGGTTGTAGATCGTCTTCTTGATAAAATTAATAAGGAAAAGAATAAAAAACCTGTTGCAAAGAATTAAAAATAATAAGAAGTGTAAAAAAGAAGGAGAATATGATGATAGAGTTAAAACTTAATTATGATGAACTTACTGAAATATCTTTGGAAGATGCGAGAAAAATTATTGGAGAATTTAACAAAGAGAGTTTTCTTGAAGACATTGGTGATGAAGTAAATGGTGTTAATTATGGTGTAAAGGTACTTAGCGAAGGTGACTGGATAGATGAAGGAAAGTATCAGTATAAAATAGATATCGGAGTGTTGTGTGAGTATAATGATAAATGGAATGTAAAAAAAATGTTTAATATTGCAGTCACTTCAGAAATTACACGCAGCGGATCTTATTTCAGTGATTACAACTATGATTATGATGATTTGGTGGTAAATAAGATTATCAAAAAGGTTGTTCCTCAGCAGATTATTCCTGAGAGAACAGTGGTTACTTTAGAGGAATGAAACCGAAATTTCATTTGAAAAATAGAGAAATAACAAATAACGATTTAGGAGAATTAAAGATGAGATCAACGTGTGAGATTGTAGCAGATTTAAAAGACGAAAAAGAAGTACCATACGAAGAATTAAAAATGGCTTGCTTAGTGCAGTCAAGCATAATTTTCTTTTATCAGCAAGATACAAAGAATTTATTAAAGGGTGGTATTGCAGCGGATTTGGTGGAACAAATGAACTATAAAGACGATAAAACGTCATCGAAAAAGTTGGGATACCCTTCATGGTATTGGAATGCAATCAAAAAAGATCCGATTGAATGGCTTGGGGCAAGCCATATTCCTGGTACATCTGAGTATGATCAGCATTATAAATTAAGTAAATCATTATATGAAAAGTTCGCAAATAAAAACGATGATAAATAAATTGAATTCTACAGATGAAAGCGTTCTTTCAAGAGTAAAAATACAAAGAGAAGGAGAATGTTATATTGAGATTATTTATTACAAAGAAGAAGCTGATCAAGAAATTTGCTGAGGAAATGGCATACCTACAGATCAGAGCCGATTGGTGGTTTTATGTAGCAAGTGGAGATAAAGAAGAAAATCAAAATATGTCCAATAGCCAGCTAGAGGGTGTTACAGAGTTACGCTGCATTTGTAACGATTTAGGTATTTTGAATGAAGTTTATGATGAAGCATATAAGATTTATGATTTCAGAAATAGCGGTAAGAAAAATCACGTTGCAGATGTTGAATTGATTAAGCGACTGGATAGAGAACTTTGTGAACCAAGGAAGAAGAAAAGACCGTTATTTTAGACTTAAATTTCTTATTTCATTGAGTGGTTTGGAGGTGAAAGTTTTGAAAAATGTAAAATTAGAAAAGCCATTTTTTTATAAAGGCCATTTGTGTTATAGCTTAAAAAATAAAGAAGGTAAGTATGACATTGTTAGAGCAGACAAACTTGTTTATGCTAATTTTATTGATAACACATTAGATCCAATGGATAATAGTTGGGATTTGGAACATATTGATGGCGATTGGAAAAATTGTAAATATGACAATTTAAGAAGAATGTAAGGCGAAATACAAGTAGGGGATTAACAGCTAAGCTAGTAGGCAAGATGAAAAAGTATTACAAGAAGGTTAGAGAATAAGTTAGCTGCGGAAGTGAAGTTATAGAAAGAGAAGAAGGGGGAGCAAGAAGAAATCACAATAATCGAAAAGACATCCAATGTGCCACTTGGATGCAATTCGCCTTAATTATACTCAAATTCCGACATCGGAAGATGCAACACTATAGATTCTGCCTATGGCACTGGGCGACAGTTATGGATATAACCATTCTTACACTATACTCTATGATTTTGGTTTAATGGTCACAAACTAAGGAATGCAACCAACCCGCCATAGAGCGATTACGAAATTTAAGTGCGGGTGATGTCAAAAACTTTTTTAATGGGTTCAAAGTTTCAACACCTCCTTAAATTAAAGTGTAAGGATAGTTTATCATAAAAAGTAGAACAAGTAAACAATTCGCATGGTTTCCGTAGAAAAATCCAATAATTACAACTGAACAGATATATTCGTTTTGGGTGGTAAACAGCATACCCTTGGCTTAAATTACGCCAAATTTAGCCATAAACCACTGATTAGCATAGATTTTAACATAAAGTTACTATCCTATGTTCCAGTCTGAAAGGCTGTTGATGTTATATATGATGCAAGAATATTTTATTAATTTTATTTACAGGAGGACATTTATTTAATGGCAATTGGTTTTCAGAAAGCAAAAAGAGAACAGGTATGGTTAAAGGTATTACTAAGTGGTGCATCTGGCAGCGGCAAAAGTTACAGTGCATTAAAGATGGCTACAGGTATCGCAAAACAGTGTGGTAGCGGAATCGCATACATAGGAACTGAAGGCTCTCGTAATAAGTATTACGCAGATGAATTTGATTATGATTTATTGGAGCTTGAAGAACCATTTGAGTGTGAAAAGTATATGGAGGCAATTGATGCGGCTGTAGAAGCTGGATATAAGGTATTGATTATCGACTCAATGACTCATGAATGGAAATGGTTGAATGATGTGCATGACAAGATGCCTGGTAACAGCTTTACAAACTGGGGAAAACTTAAACCTCGTCATCACAAATTTATGGACAAGGTACTAAATAGTCCAATTCATATTATTGCAACAGCAAGGGGTAAGGACGATTGGGTTCTTGAGGATAAGAATGGTAAACAGGTTCCTAAAAAAGTTGGAATGGGACAGCAGCAGGATAAGGATATCTCATATGAATATACAGTGTCTCTTATGATTTCTCAGGATACTCATGTTGCTTCGGCAGATAAGGATAATACAAAATTGTTTGATGGAAGATTTGAAGTTCTTACAGAAAAAGATGGTGTCAGGTTGTATGAGTGGGCTAATAAGGGCGATGCTCCTGTACCTAAAAAAGAAACGCCAAAATATGAAGATGTATCTACAAATAGCGGAGATATTTTAAAAGATATTAAACAGGATATTATTAGTATGTGTGTAACGCTTGGTGGACAGAAGAATGAGGAACTGATGTCTACATTGAAGGATTGTGCGCCTAGTGGTAATCCAAATGCAATTAAAAGTGTAGAGAAAGCAAAAGAATGTTTAGCAAAGATTAAGGCTATCAAGCCTATTGCGTAATCAGAGGAGGATAAAAAGGAATGAATAAAGTGGTTTTGATGGGACGTTTAACAAGAGATCCTGAAGTGAGATATTCTCGGGGAGACAATTCAATGGCTATTGCAAGATATTCTATTGCAATAGACCGCAGATTTAAGAGAGATGGCGATGAACAGACCGCAGACTTTATTAGTTGTGTTGCTTTTGGTAAGGCTGGAGAATTTGCTGAAAAATATTTTCATAAAGGAACAAAAATCGCAGTTGTTGGACGCATTCAGACGGGTAGCTTTACAAACAAAGATGGTCAAAAGGTTTATACAACGGATGTTGTAGTAGAAGAGCAGGAATTTGCAGAGAGTAAGAACGGTGGAAGCGGATCAGGAGCCACTAATGCACCTGAAAATAGCAATACATCTACTAATAATGACTTTATGAATATTCCAGATGATATTTCAGAAGAACTTCCGTTCAATTAATGAGGGAGTCACATATGGCAGATAAAGAATATGTCTGTGCATATAAATATTGCTTACACCGCGGAGAAAAGGTTAAAGTCTCTGAATCCGTGGTGATTAACAAAAAGCATTATCATTGGGATTGTGCAGCTATTAAACAAGAAATAAAAGAATGTGCCGATTTGTACATGACATATATAGAGGATCAAACCCAATTTCCGACAGTAATGAGAATTATTAATACACTTGTGTTTAAAAATAAAATGCCAGTTGAATTTATTTTGAGAAATATAAAATCCTCTAAACAGTATTATGCCGATAAACCAGTACAGATTTTGTATGGACTTAGAAAGTTGTTCTGGGAGAAAAAATATAAGACATAGGTGGTGAGTAATTGCTAATCGAAAAACAGGATATTGAAAAGGCTAAAGAAAATTTAGGCGATAATAATGCGTTTATTATCGCTGAACTGTTAGAACTGGATAATTTTGATGAAAAAAATCTAAAGGCATGTTGTCCATATCATAATGAAGATACTGCCAGTTTTATATATAACAAGAAGAATCATACGTTCCATTGTTTCGGGTGTAATAAAACTGTAGATATTATTGATGTTTTAATGGAGAAAGGAAAAACATTTTTAGAATCTGCAAAGCATCTGTTTGAAAAAGCTGATATCGAATACAGCTTTGGCGAACAGGATGTAAAAACAAAGCGTAATTATAAATATCCACATGAAGAGCCAATAAATGAAAAAAAGAATGTTATTAAATATTGGGGGAAACGTGGGATATCAAAAAATGTGATTGACTATTTAGATATCAGAGAAGATAAAAACGGAAATGGTGTATTTAATTTCTATGATACAAACGATGTTTTGACAATGGTTAAATATAGACCATCGCACACAGTTGATAAACATTCTGGTGCTAAAACATGGTGTCAAAAAGATGCGGATACATCTTCCTTGCTTTTCAATATGAACAGAGTAAATACTTCAAAACCTTTGCTTATTACAGAAGGAGAAACAGACTGTGCTAGTGCAATAGAGGCAGGATATTTGAATGCTGTTAGTGTTCCTTTGGGAGCAGGAAATCTACATTGGATTGAGGAAAATTGGGATTGGTTAAATCTATTTGATTCAATCATCATATGGTCTGATAACGATGAAGCTGGTATTAAAATGAGGAAGGAATGTATTTATCGTCTTGGTACTTGGCGTACAAAGTATATTACTACACCCAATTATTATGAAAAAGATAACGGTAAGAGAGTTCCGTTAAATGACATAAACGACTGCCTACAGGTTGGCGGTTCAGATTATATCATACAACTTATATCCGATGCTAAAGATGTTCCAGTGAAAAGTGTTGTTGATTATTCTAATATAACAGAGCTGGATATATCACAGATGGATGGTGTAAAGACAGGAATAAAGCCATTAGACAATGAACTTTTAAAGATTTTTTATGGTACATTAACAATTCTTTCTGGAAGACCTGGATCTGGTAAAACCAGCATTATTGATCAGACAATTGCAATGACAATTGACAGTGGAAGTCCTGTGTTTCTATTTTCCAAAGAAATGCCTGAGCGAATGAGTGCAAACTGGTTTAATACGATTATTGCAGGAAGAAGAAATATGGAAGAGAGGACTACCAAAGACGGTAGAAAATATTACATAGTTCCGCAAAATATACAGAAGAAGATGCAGTCTTTCTATAATAAAAAATTATTTATATATCGGGACGATGAACCTAATGATGTTGATTCTGTGTTGAAATCGGCTGAAGAGTGTGTAAGGAAATTTGGATGTAAATTGATTGTGCTCGATAATTTGATGATGATTGACTTGCATTGCGCCGAAAGTGATAAGAATACTGCACAGACTAATTTAATCAACGCACTGATTAAGTTTGCAGCAAAATTCAATGTTGCAATAGTTCTGATTGCTCATCCAAGGAAAACACAGGATACAAATTCTGATATTGAAATGTATGATATTTCTGGGACATCAAATATTATCAATCTTGCAATGAGGTCAATAGGTCTTAGGAGAGTTTCAAAGAAAGAAAAAGGAGATCCGAAGGCAAAATGGAATAAATATGATGTGGTTTTAACGGTTATAAAGGATAGATTATTGGGTAAGGCAGATTTTCAGATGGGACTATGGTATGACCTAACATCAAGAAGATTTTATACAGATTATGCAGAGTATGATGCAAAGTTTGCTTGGGATGACAAAGTATATACCAATAAACTTCCTTATGTAGATAGATTACAGGAAGAAGTGTTTCCTGATAAATAAGAGGAAAGTGAATGGACGAATTAGATTTTTTATTAGACACAATGACGTGGAGTTTTTCACGATTGAATTCATATTATAACTGCCCGTATGAATGGCGACTGCATTATTTGGAATGTAATAAATCAGAGAATGGTTTTTTTGGAGAATATGGTTCGCTTATACATACAATCCTGGAGAAATATGCAAAAGGGGAATTATCGTTGTTTGACCTAAATCAGTATTATGAGGAACACTTCAATGAGTGTATTCCTCATGATGCACCGCCAAACAAGTATGTAGATATTAGGCAATCGTATTATGACAAGGGGATTGAGTATTTAAACAATATAGATTTGTATTTAGAAAAGTATGAAATATTGGGAGTTGAGAAAGAAGTAAATTTCAAAATTGGTGATAAAGATTTCGTTGGGTATATTGATTTACTTGTAAGAGACAAAGAAACAAATGAAATAGTTATTATAGACCATAAATCGGCTAGTATTAAGATTCTAAAAAATGGCAGTATAAGTAAATCAGATCAGCAACATTTCCTTGAATTCAAACGACAACTCTATTTGTATTCAATTCCCATCATAAAAGAATATGAAAGTGTATCAAAGTTAAAATGGAATATGTTTAAAGACCAAAAGTGGATCGAGATTCCGTGGAAGCAAGAAGAGTATGATGAAGCAATTCAGTGGGCAAATGATACGCTTAAACTAATTGAGAATGAAATATTATGGCTTCCAAATCCAGATTATTATTATTGCCACTATCTCTGCGGACAGAGAAATAATGCATGTGAATACAAGCCATAGGGAGTGATACGAGTTACAGATATTACAGGGAACAGATATGGAAGGTTAGTTGTTATTGAAAAGACAAACAAAAAATCTGGTGGTAAATATTTATGGAAATGTTTATGCGATTGTCAAAGAGATTTACCAGAGGAACAAAGAAAATATATATTTACTACGAAATCAAATCTTGATAGAGGTGTAAGTAACAAACATGGTGGTACAAGTTCGTGTGGTTGTTTAAAACTTGAAACTAATATAAACATTGGACATAATAACAAAAAATATAATAAATATGATTTGTCTGGAGAATATGGGATTGGATATACATCAAAAGGTGAAGAATTTTATTTTGATTTAGAAGATTATGAATTGATTAAAAATTATTGTTGGCACGTACATACAGACGGATATATTAGGACGTGTTGTGGCGTTAAAATATCTGAAGGAAAAAGAAAAAATCTGTATATTATGTTGCACCAACTCCTGTCTCAAAAATATGGATATGGGGAAGAACCAGACCATATTAATGGAAAACCTTATGATAACAGAAAAGAAAATTTAAGAGCATCTATTCATGAGCAGAATATGAAAAATTGTAAAATGTATAAGAATAATACTTCTGGACATAAAGGTGTTTATTTTTCAAAAAGAGAAGGAAAGTGGAAAGCAACTGTAAATATTGATAAAAGACGAACGCACCTTGGTACGTTTAGCAATTATGAAGATGCAGTTCTATGTAGAGAAAAAGCAGAAAGAAAATACTATAAAGAATTTAATCGTGCATATGAAAATTTGTGATACAAAAGATTTGGAGGTGATATCATACAAAACTATCATAAACACACTTCGTATTCAAATGTTTTGGTGGCAGATTGTGCAGCATCCTATGATGATTATGTAAATAGAGTTAAAGAGTTGGGGCAAAAAGTTGTGTCGAGTGTGGAACATGGATTTCAAGGAAATTATTACGTTCCGTATGAATTGGTGCAAAAAAATAATGAATTAGTAAAGAAGCAATATGATGAGAGGAAAATATCAGAGGAAGAGTATACCAATGGCCTTTTAAAATTTGTTTTTGGAGCAGAAGCCTATTGGGTAAAAGATAGAAAAAAACAATATCCTGTTATAGATAAAGAAACTGGGGAGTATAAAAAAGATAAAGATGGTAATTTAATTACTAAAAAAGACAGAAGCAATTGCCATATTATACTTCTTGCAAAAAATGAAGAAGGAAGAAGAGATATTAATGAGGCATTATCTGATGCTAATATTGATGGATATTATGGACAGCCGCGACTAGATCTTGAATTACTACTACGAATGAATCCAGAAAATGTTTTTGTGACAACGGGATGTATAGCATATTGGAAGTATGATGACATAGAAGAAATTACAGAAAATTTACATAATCATTTTGGAGATAATTTTTACTTAGAAATTCAGTATCATAATACAGAAGCACAAAAGAATTTGAATAGAAGAATATTAAATTTAGGCAAAAAATATGGTATTGATATTATCTTTGGATATGACAGTCATTACATATTAGAAGAAGATAGTGTAGAGCGGGACAATTATGTTGCAACTCGAAGGAAAGGATATACTAAAGACGATGATGATGAAAATGGATGGTTTATGGATTATCCCGATGAAGCAACTGTTAGAAAGCGATTAAAAGATCAGGGTGTGCTAACAGACGAAGAAATTGATAGATGTATAACAAATACAGATATCATTCTGACGTTTGATGACTTATTTTTTGATAAGGAAGTAAAATTACCGTCAAGTGACTTGTCCATGACGCAAGGTGAGAAAGATATTTCTTTGCGAAATTTGGTATATAATAAGTGGAAAGAAGTTAAATCATTAATTCCCCCAGAAAGAATTCCTGAATACGAAGACGGTATTGAGTATGAATTAAATGCAATTACAGAAACAAAAATGACGGATTATTTTTTGATTGATTACAAGATAGTAAAGCGTGGACTTGAAAAAGGAGGTATTGTAACAAAAACTGGTCGTGGCAGTGGAGTATCCTACTATATTAATTCATTGCTTGGGTTTAGTAATATAGATAGGTTTGTTTCTCCAGTGAAATTATATCCAGATCGTTTCATGTCTAAAACAAGAATTTTAGAAACAAGATCGCTGCCAGATTTGGATTTGAATCTTGGTAATCCAGAAGTATTTGCAGAAGCACAAGATGAAGTTATGACTGAGATTTATGGAAGTGGTGGACATGCATATCCAATGATTTCATATAAACCTCTACAGAAATCCTCTGCATTTAAATTATACGCAAAATCTCAGGGTTTAGAATTTGAGATTGCTAATGATGTAACGGCACAGATAAAGTTATATGAGAAAGCGTTAAAACATGCAGACTCTCCAGAAGATAAAGAAGCAATAGATATTTACGGTTTTGTAGATTCAAAGTATCACGGATATTTAGATGAAAGCAAAAAATATCAAGGAATAATCAATGCAAAGTCACAGGCGCCATGTGGTTATTTGATATATAGTGGGGATATAAAGAGAGAGATTGGTCTTATTAGATGCGTATCTGGGGATGATGATGGAGAAGATGATAAGAAAAGTGTTATTACAACCGTTATAGATGGAATGGTAGCAGAGGATTATAAGTTTGTAAAAAATGATCTGCTTAAAGTAGATATCTGGCTAACTATTAACAAAATATTTGATAGAATAGGGATTCAAACATACACAGTACCACAGATAACAGATATTGTAAAAGACAATGACAAGACATGGAAGATATATGAAAATGGTTACACATTAGGAATCAATCAATGTGAGTCTGATTTCGGCCGGCAATGTTGTATGAGATATAAGCCAAAGAATATGCAGGAGCTAACTGCTTTAGTAGCCGCACTTCGACCTGGATTTAAAACTCAGTTACAAGATTTTTTAGATCGAAAACCATATTCTACTGGTGTTGTTGAACTAGATAACATTTTAGAGGACAGTTTTCACCAGATCATGTATCAAGAAAATGTTATGACATACTTGGGATGGCTTGGAATAGAACAGACAGAAACTTATGCGATTATTAAGAAAATCAGTAAAAAGAAATTCAAAGATAAAGAACTAAAAGAATTAAAAGACAAACTGTTGGAAGGATGGGTTAAACATACTGGTAAAAAAGAAGGATTTGAAAAAACGTGGGATATTGTAGAGGCGTTCTCAAAATATGCTTTTAATGCTTCACACGCATATTCATATGCATATGATAGTGTTTATGGAGCATATTTGAAAGCAAATTATCCATATGAGTTTTATTCTGTTATGATGCAACACTTATCAGAAAAAGGAGATAAAGATAAAGTTACTGCCTATAAACAGGAAATGCAGCAGGCATTTGGAATAAAAAATGGCGATTATAAGTTTGGGTTGGATAATCGAGAGTTTTCTATTGATAAAGAGCATTCATGTATTAACCCTTCTCTGATGTCAATAAAGTCATTTTCACAGGCATTAGCCGACTCTCTTTATGAGATTGGCAAGAATAAATATGATAATTTTGTTGATTTATTAGAAGTGATGAAAAATGAAGGAATATCTGAGAGTAGGATTACAGATTTAATTCATATGAGTTATTTTAGCGACTTTGGTAGTATGTCTTATCTTTTGTCTGTGCTTGAATATTTTAAAGTTTTATACAAAAACAAAAAGTATTTACAACAGTGTAAAAAAGAAACTATGTTCCAGAGTAATATAGATTTTGATATAATCCGAAAACATTGTGAATCAGAAACCGTAAAAATGTTTATGAAGATAGATGCGAAATCAATATTGAATGAAATTATAGCACAGATTCCAAACAAAAAAGACTCTTTCAAAGAAATTATAAAAAGACGCCTTGATGTGCTTGGATATATAGATATTGTTGACAAAAAGTATGCTGGATATTGCGTTGCATTAGATTTGAATGTTGATTATTCACCACGACTCAAATTATATGCGTTAGCAAATGGCAATACTATTCCTGTAAAAGTTAGTAAGAAAATATATAAAGATAATCCTATTAGGCGTGGAGATATCGTAAAAGTAGAACATCGGTATCATAAACCAAAGATGAAAAAGGTTGATGGTGAATGGATTGAAACTGATGAAAAAGAATGGTGGATTTCAGAATATAAAATTTGCTGAGGAGGTGATACTTCATAATTAGTTGTTACAAATACACAGACAAGGAAATTGATGAACTGGTGTCCTCCATGACTATTCTGGTTGACAGCAGAGAGAAGGTCAACGATCACATCATTTCTAGTTTTGATAAAAATGGGATTTCTTATAAAAAGAAAGCATTAGAATATGGAGACTATAGCTTTGCGCTTCCTAAGAACGAAGCGCTATCAATACCAAGGGATATGTATTTCAATAAAAAAGTCTGTATCGAGAGGAAGGCAAGTCTTGAAGAAATTAGTGGTAATCTGACAAAGGAGCGAGATCGTTTTGAAAAAGAGTTAAGTCTTGCTCCGAAAGAGAAAGTGTTGCTGATAGAAAACGCAAATTATTCTGATGTAGCGAATGGTAACTATAATACACAGTATAACAAAAAATCATTTTTAGCATCGCTACATAGTTTTTGGTTTAAGTACAATATTCCAGTATTTTTCATGCCAGATAATAAGTATTCAGCATTATTTATAAAGAAGTATTTTGAGTATTATTTGAAAAATTATTTGAGATAAGGAAAAGTAAATAATGTATTTCAAAATTTCGTAAAGATATTGGATAGACGGTTTTCTAACCCATTGTATATGCGCAACGCCAATACAAAATGCCTCCTATGAGGGAGGCAATAGAATAGGACTTTCATGGAGTTGAAACATTATCTTTTTTATGAATTAAATAATTATAATATTCATAGCCTAATTTTGTAAGTTGTGCCATGTTCATATCATTTTCATCTTTTGTATATTCTAGGAGATCATTAAAAATAAAAATTTTAGAATATCGATGATAAATAGTTTTTTGATAAGTGTCGGAAACACCTATTTGAAAGCATTTAATATTTATAACAAAATATTCATTTGCGTTAAAATCTTTTTCCCCATCATTATAAATTATAAATTGGTTCAGGTCATTGTATAAAGATTTGAAATTAATAGGCTGATGGTGTGAGGTGATTGACAAAGAATTAGGTCTAATCCATCCAATCATATTATAAGAATTCATAAATTCATGAAGTGTTGAATGTATTGCAATTTTAATATCTTTATAGTCATCAACTTCTCTAATGATTTTTGACATAACCAATGATTTGAATATCTGATATTTATCAGGAGTAATTTGTTCTGTTGCATTTTTTAACCCAATAGAATTTACCTTATCAGTTAAAAATTGCTCACTTAATACAACTGCAAAAATAGGGATATTTTTACTCAAAGCATATTCGTATTCAAGTTGTGTATAGCTTTTACCAGATTTAGTTTCAACAGTTCCATAACGCCCTCCAAGAATAAGCATATATACATCGGATTCATCAATCCATTTGTATATTGTCTTTAATTGAGATTCATTACCAGCTTTAAATAATTCCATACCGGCAGGTATATGACCAGCATCAAGAATTGCTTCAACAGCAGCCTGACGCTCTTCTTTGAGATCTGTATATGTAGATGAAACGAAAATTTGTAATTTTTTATTCATTAGTATCACCCCTTAAATAAGATAGGAAAATTATACCACAAATGTAAAATGTGGTAAATATAGAAACGTATGATTGGAGAAATAGAAAAATGATATATAGAAGTTATAACGAAATTAGAAATATCAAATCAGGAACAAAATTGTGGGCATGTGCTTATGAATTTGACAATAACAAAATTAGTATGGGATTAATATCTAAACCTGTATATGGCATGACTAGAGGATACGGTTGGAATTATGAAGAAGTAACTGAAGAAGATTCTTATGCGTCATTCTTTGTACCTTTTAGAAAGGGTAGCGAAACAGAATTTGCAAAGTCAAAAGCGGTTAGCATTTTATCAAGAGTATATGCTGACACATATGAAGAATGTGTTGAATTGTTTAATTCATTAGTAAACGAAAAGGTGGAATGGTTCTTGGAGAGAGCAGATGAAACAAAGGGAGATTTAATAGAAAAGTAGGTGATAATTATAAGAGAAATAGAACAAATAGTACCACTAAAAATAGGATTTATAGGATATAATTCGCAGCTTACACAAGATGGACTTAGAAAATTTGCAAAAAATAATAAAGAAGATGTAGAAATATTTAATTATAGGCAAAGTTACATACGTCTAAAAGATGGGACAGAAATATTTGGATTATATGAAAATAGAATAGGTGACCTAAGAGGAAGAAGACTAGATCAGTTTATTCTATTTGATGATGAAAGATGGGAAATTAAATGGAAGAGATGTAATTTTAATAAGCAAATTATGGAAAGGTGTCTGAGCGGTTACAGCTGTGTTCCTGAAGAATTTCAGATTTTAGAATATGAGGATATAAGATAAGAGAACAAAAATGTATTCATGGGAGCGTAAAGGAGAATATCACATGACAGTTGAGGAATTAGTTAAAATTTTAGATAAAGAAGTTACTTTTGAAGTTTTACAAGCTTATGACAGAGAAATTATTTTTGAATTATCAAATTTTAGCGATAAAGACAATAATAAAAAGTGGCAAGAAGTAAAGGATAGAATTGTTTATGAATTTTATCCAACAGATACAAGAGAATTATTTATTTTTGTTTATCCAACTTTTATGGAGAATAAATAAAAAACCAATAAAAGATAGGTTTTAAGGAAAGAAAAGGAGAAAATTATAAATGGGATATTGTATAGAAATGACAGAAAGCAAATTTGCTATTAAAAAGGAAAATTTTGAAAATGCTTTAAAAAGTTTAAAAGATGTTTTTGTTCCTGAAAATATGAATTGCTATGATTTTATTGGTGGTGAGAAGTATCCACATTTTAGCTGGGTAGACACAAAAATGGTTCTTGACAGTATAGATATTGTAGAAGCATTAGAGGAGATTAGATATGCACCACAACTTGACCAAAACGGCGATATATGTAATGTAGAATTTATTGGTGAGAAATATGGAGATGAAGAAATATTTTTTAAAGCATTAGCTCCATATGTAGAAACAGGATCATACCTTTGCTTTAAAGGAGAAGATGGCGATACTTGGAAATGGAGTTTTAATGATGGAAATATTAAATATATTTAATCCAACAAATCGCTCGTTTCAAGGCAAGAAGGAGAATAAAAATATATGGAACAAGTTAAGACAATGACAATAGCAGAGTGTCAGGTAGACACAATTAAACATATTGAAAATGTGAGAAAATATATTAGATTATTTGCAGATAAACTAATTACTAGGGGAGTAGAACATGACAGATTAAAGTTAGAGCCGCCAGAAGTAGAAATTTTTACAGAATATACTCCTAAATTAGCAGATTCCACATATGGCAGCGAAGAATACAACGAATTTCTTAAAGAAATGAATGTGGCGTTACAACATCATTACGCAAATTATCGGCATCATCCCGAGCATTTTGAAAAGGGAATTAATGATATGAATCTTGTTGATATTGTTGAAATGATTTGTGATTGGAAGGCAAGTTCAATGAGACAGCATGATGGTAATTTGTTGAAAAGTATTGAAGCTAATGCTAAAAGGTTTGGGTATAGTGGTCAATTAAAGCAGATTTTTATTAATACAGCAAAGATGTTTGATGAGCAGGTATAGATGAATTTTATAATAATGATAAATGGAAATTGGGAGCAAGTCAAAGACTTATCAGATGTTCTCAGAATTGTATCTGAGAATATTGGTTGTAAATTTAAACAGGCAAAGGATAGGTCTATATATAGCAATAAAATAGGGAGTTGAAGAAATGTGTTGGAGTAAAGCAAGGGCGCGAAAACAAGAAAAGATGTTATCGTGCATATTAAAAAATCAGATGTTAATAATGCAAACAATGCAGACAGGGTTAGTAACATATGAGCATACGTCGCGATATGGGAGTTATTACAGAGATAAGCTTATCAAAGGAGTAAATAATACTGCTGATATTTTACAAATACCAAGAAAGAAAAATCGTGAAGATTGTCCACATAGAATGCGGGATATAACATGTTTCCCAAAATGTGCATTATGTGAAACAGTAGATGATAACGAGTGTTTATTAAAATAAATAAGGATTTGGAGGAGACAATTGAGTGCACAGGAAATCGCAGAATTAGCAGTGGCAGCTTTGCAATACGATAGAGAAACATACATTGCTACAGAATGAAGATTATGAAGAAATTGCGTATTTGATAGCGGAATTTCTTGTACAGGAATAAGGTTTTAATTAACTAAACTGAAATTTGATGAAAATGTGATTGGAGAGCTAAAAAATAAAATAATTGAATTGAAAATAAGAATAATAGGAAGATATTAAAGAAAGGAAGACATGAATGACAGATTATATAAAGCAGGGAGACATAGTAAGACATTTTAAGTGGGAGACACTTTCAGAAGATGAAAAAAGGCAGAATAAGTATTTATATTGTGTAAAAGGTTTAGTGCAACATACAGAAACAGGAGAGACTTTAGTGATTTATCAAGCAATGTATCCACCATTTCAAACTTATGCAAGACCTATCGAAATGTTTTGTAGTGAGGTAGATCATAAAAAATATCCTGAAGTAAAACAACAGTATAGATTTGAAAAACATGATGTGCAACCTGATTATAATATTTAAAGAATAGAACTATATTTTTATTAAGAAAGAAAGGAAAAAATGAATAGAGAAACTTTTGAAGAAAATTTTAAGTTAGCAAGTAAAACAATTACTCCTCTGTTTAAAAATGAGATTATAAAATCAAATGAGCAGTTGGGAGAAAAGACAAGATTAGTTATTTGTATGGAAGAGGCAGCAGAGCTATCTCAAGTCATTTCTAAATTTTATCGTAATAAACCAGATAGATTAAATTTAATAGAAGAAATGGGAGATATGATTATCTGTATTGAGAGTTTAAAACAACTATATGATATTAGCGATGAAGAAATATGTAAAGCAATAAATGTAAAAATAAGTAGAGGAGTATTTTGAAATAAAATTCTGGGGAACTGTAAACGGTAAAGAGTAAAACAATCTTGGTAAAATTCTTATGAGAGTTAGAGAAGTTTGAGGTGCAAAATGAAAATTGATTTATTTCAACATGAGGATAACTGGCAGGATATCAAAGATGCTGCCATGAATACGATTAATAAGACAACAGGAAAGTATCCTGATTCGGAATGGAAGAGAAGGTTTATTTTGTCAGAACACTCTCCAATTCGGCGCATGAAATTTTATTGGCACTGGAAAGGATTAAAGTCGTGGGTCAGTGTGCATATGGTGCGACATAAAATTGGAATTGAGCACTGGGTATCGACACAGCGCAGTGACCGGACGGGGATTAATCGAGATGATTTGCCGCAGGGGGCTTTGGTAAATCATGCGTGTGAAGCAGATGCACAGGCATTGATTAATATTAGCCGCAAGCGTCTTTGTAGCTGTGCAAGTCCTGAGACGCGCGAGGCGTGGCAGTTGGTTAAAGAAGAAGTTGCAAAGACAGAGCCAGAACTTGCCAGTTGTATGGTAAAAGAGTGTATTTATCGGGGATTCTGTCCAGAAATGTTCTCCTGCGGGTATGACAAGACAAAGGATTTTCAAGATAAATTGAAAGCTTATCGACAAAGTAAATAGTTAATAACTTAAGAAGATGCGGAGGTAAAAGAATGCTTCTATTATGTGGAAAAACATGTACAGGGAAATCAACAATTCAAAAAGAACTAATAAAAATTGGAATGAAATCAGTTATACCATACACAACAAGACCATTGAGAGGAGGTGAAATTGACGGTGAAGAATATCATTTTATTACTCAAACTGAATTTTTAGAAAAAGAAGCGCAAGGGTTTTTCGCAGAAACAAAATCCTATGATGTTGCCACAGGAGAAAAATGGTTTTATGGGAGTGCTGTAAAGGACTTAACAGAAGATAAAGTATTAATAACTAATCCACATGCATTAAAACAGATACGCAAAATAAAATCTTTAAATCCAATTGCATTTTATCTAACATCTGGAGAAGAAACTATTTGGAATAGGTTAAGACAGAGAGGTGATAATTCCGCAGAAGCAAGAAGACGATTGAATGAAGATGATAAGGACTTTGTTGATATTGAAAAAAATGTAGATTTTTCTTTTAGAAATGATATTGGATTAAAGCCAGAATTATTAGCAGAAATGATTTTATATACATACAACAAAGTTAGGAATGTAAAGTGAAGGAGTGATGCTATATTTTAACGAAACTAAGACTCTATTGTGATTTTGATAATACTATTGTAAATAGCATTAAATCTATATGTGATATATATAGCGAAGACTATAGATATTATCCGAACTATAAATACATACATTGGACAGATATTCATACATGGGATTTTAAAGAATGTATTTGTGCAAAGCCCAAACAGATAAAAAGATATTTCACGCAGCCACGATTCTTTGAAAAAGTAGAGTTTATGGATAATGCAAAAGAAGCATTGAACATATTAAAAGAAAACTATGAAATAGTAATTGTCTCTATGGGAATCAAACCTAATCTTTTTGGTAAAGAGATTTGGATTAAAGATAATCTACCATTTGCAAAATTTATCGGCATTGACATGAAGAAGTATAAAGACAAATCATCTATTGATATGTCAGATGGAATATTGATTGATGATGAACAAAGATATTTAGATAATAGCAACGCCAATGTAAAAATCTGTTTCGGTGATGAATATGACTGGAATGAGAATTGGAAAGGTAAAAGGTGCTTTAATTGGACAGAGCTGGAGAATTATTTAATGAAGGGAAAGGACAGTGATTAATTTGATGAAATTGTTTCCTATTAAGATATTGGCTTTTATGTTTATTATAGCATTAGTAGGAGTAATCAGTACTATAACAGTATATTGAAAATTGTTGAGGGAAAGAATCATGGATAGATTAACATTCGAAATAAATGAAGAAGGGGTATTTGTTAAGAAATCCGATGTGGGAATTTGGCTTGTGAAAGATGGAATTCTGTATACCGATGCTATAAGAAAACTGGCGGAATATGAAAACTTAGAAGAACAAGGGCGGTTACTTGAACTTCCATATGCGTTAAATGATACAGTTTATTATCTTGATGATTTTACACCTTTTGAAGAAATGCCAATCGAAGGTCGAATATCTGGATTTAGAGTTACTTGGTGTGGGACAATTGTCATACATATTACAACTAATTTTAATGATAAAGGGTGTTTGGCAGACCGAGAAAGCGACATAGACGTTATTGCTGAAGAATTTGGAAAAACAATTTTCCTCACCAGAGAAGAAGCCGAAGCTGCGTTGAAAAATATGAATGTTGGCGATGACTAATTAAGAAATTATGAAAATAAAATGCCTGTTTCATTGGGCGAGGAAGGAGAAATATTGATTGATTTATGCAACAGAAATAGAAATAAAACCATTTTGGAAAAGATGGTTATGTGTACATAAATATACTGGTGGGATAAGGACAGTATATGATAATAAAGGCAAGAAAAGACATGCTTATATTTGTTTAAAATGTGGGAAAAGAGAACATATAGATTAGTGGAGGAATGATCATATTGATAGTACAAAAAAGAGATGGACGTAAAGTCCAGTTTGATAAAGAAAAAATTAAAATGGCTGTTCTAAAAGCGTTTATTGAAGTAGATAGAGAAAAAACAGATTATGCAAAAGAAAAAGCTAGAGAAATCGCAGACTACATAGAGTGTTTGAATAAAAATATGACAGTTGAGGAGATTCAAGATCAGGTTGAAGAAAAACTAATGACAAGCAATCGTAAAGATGTGGCAAGAAAGTATATTATATATAGAAATAACAGAACTACTATTAGAGAGAAAAACACTCAATTAATGAGAGATATTTCTGAAAAACTGAATGCAAATAATATTCAAAATCAAAATGCAAATGTGGATGAAAAGTCTTTTGGAGGGCGAGTAGGAGAAGCAAGTGATACTGTTTTAAAGAAATACGCATTAGATAATTGTATGTCCGAAATGGCGAGAAATAACCATTTGAACAATGAAATTTACATACATGATTTAAATAGCTATGCTGTTGGATGTCATAATTGTCTTAGTATTCCGTTTGATAAACTATTAGCTGAAGGATTCAATACAAGACAAACAGATGTGAGACCAGCACAATCAGTAAGTACAGCCTTTCAGTTAGTAGCAGTTATATTCCAGTTACAGTCCTTACAGCAGTTTGGCGGTGTGTCTGCTACACATCTTGATTGGACAATGGTTCCATATGTTAGAAAGAGTTTTTATAAACATTGGCTTGATGGTTGTAAATATATTAATGAACCTGTAAATATGCTATATCAAGAATTTATAGACAATGTAACATGGGATAGACCAATAAATAATTATCCAGATTGTAAGCCAAAAGCATATAAATACGCAATGGATAAAACAGAAAAAGAAGTATATCAAGCGGTTGAAGGATTCTACCACAATTTAAATACCCTACAAAGCCGATCAGGGAACCAATTGCCCTTTACCTCGATTAACTATGGCACTTGTACAGAACCAGAGGGCAGAATGGTAACAAAAGCATTATTAGAAGTGTCTATTAATGGGATTGGCAAACTACATAAGACAAGTATTTTTCCCTGTGGCATTTTTCAATGTATGAAAGATGTGAATAGAAAGTCAGGAGATCCTAATTATGATTTGTTTAGACTGGCACTTAAATCCACAGCACAGAGATTATATCCTAATTATGCAAATGTAGATTGGTCTGGTAATGAAGGATATGATAGAAATGATCCGAAAACATTTTTCAGTACGATGGGCTGCCGGACTGCAAACGGATGGGATATTAACGGATTCGGACAATTGAAGGATGGAAGAGGAAATATTTGTCCTGTAACAATCATTATGCCTACATTAGCAATGGAAGCAAAAGAACCACATATTTATGAACCACTCGACGATGATGAAGCAATTGCTGTTTTCATGAAGATTCTTGACAGGAAAATTCACGAAGCAAAAGATATGTTGCTTGAAAGATTTGAATGGATTTGTAAGCAGTCTTCAGATTCCGCAAAATTTATGTATGAAAATGGAGTTATGGAAGGATATGATGGACAAGATATTCGTTCTGCCCTAAAACATGGGACTCTTGCAATTGGTCAATTAGGATTGGCAGAAACACTCCAAATTCTTGTTGGTTGTGACCATACAACAGATAAGGGTATGGAACTAGCCAAGCGAATTGAGCAGTTATTTAAAGATAGGTGTGTTAAGTTTAAGGAAAAGTATAAGTTAAATTTTGGAGTATATTATACCCCAGCAGAAAATTTGTGCTTTACTGCTATGAAGAAATTCCAAGAAAAATATGGTGTAATTCCTAATGTATCTGATAAAAAATTTTTTACAAATTCAATTCATGTCCCTGTGTGGATTAAGATGACACCAATAGAAAAAATTAATATTGAGTCGCAGCTTACAGGTTATAGTAGTGCTGGATGCATAACATATGTTGAGCTTGAAGGAAGTGTAAAGCACAACTTAAATGCATTGGAAACTATTGTTAATTATGCAATGGACAAAGATATTCCTTACTTTGCAATAAATGTTCCAAATGATATGTGTACAAATTGTGGATACTGTGATGATATTGATAAAGAATGCCCTATGTGTGGGTGTAATGAGATTCGTAGACTTCGCAGAGTAACAGGTTATTTAACAGGTGATTATAAAAGTGCTTTTAACTTTGGTAAACAGGAAGAAGTAGAAATGCGAGTAAAACATCAAAAATTCTAGGAGAGTGTATGAATTATTTCAGAATAGATAAAGAAGATGTTTGTAACGGAGAAGGTTTGAGAGTCGTGTTATGACTCTCAGGCTCTCTCATAATTGTAAAGGCTGTAAAAATCCTCAGACACTAGATTCTAAGAGTAGTATACCATTTAATGAATTTGCTAAAGAAGAAATATTTAGAGAACTTGATAAGGATTATATTTCAGGTCTGACACTGACAGAAGGTGATCCGCTTTTTGAAAAAATCTTGATGGTGTATTAGGCTTAGGGACTGAAGCAAACAAACGATACAATACACAAAAAGGGTACCAATGAAATTCGTCTTTCAAGTCCGCAGAAATCAATATGGATATATACAGGATATACATGGAAAGATATATTTTCAGAAACTTATGCTAAAGACTATATTGTAACAATAACCACAAAAAACACCAATTTTATAAACAACATATCATTAAGTAATGTGATGTGCTTGTAGGTGGACAGTATATAGATTCACAACGAGACATCTCACTTCTCCATGATTATTAGCGTAAAAGAATCATTAGAAAAAGGTGAAATAGTATTATGGCAGACATGATTATAACGAGTGAATGTGAACAATGTATTCACTCAACAATCAGTGAAGAAAATAAAGCAAGAATAAAGATATATTGTGATGTGAAAGATAAAACTTATTATTGGGGACAGTGTATTCCCTGTGATTATAAAGAAGTCAAAAAGAATACTCAAAAAGGATAGGAATAAACTTAGTTAAGGTAAAATCAATTCATGAAAATATATATAGTTTCTTTATCCTAAGATATGATAAAATGACTGTTCCTTAGTAGAAACACATATTTAGAATAAATTACAAATTGATATAACAAAAATGGAAAGAAGGAATGTAAAAATGAGAATTAATATTAAAAGATTGACGGAAACAGCAATAATACCAACCAGACAACACGAAGGAGATGCAGGATATGATTTATATGCAGATATACAAGAACCAGTAATAATTAAGCCACATACGACAGAGTTTATACATACAGGAATAGCAATAGAAATACCAGATGGTTATTTTGGTGCTGTATTTGCTAGAAGTGGACTTGCGACTAATGAAGGTTTGCGTCCGGCAAACTGTGTAGGAGTATGTGATTCAAGATATCGTGGAGAATATATGGTTGCGTTACATAATGATTCTACTGCTGCTAAAACTGTTAGTTTGGGAGATAGAATTGCACAGCTTGTAGTGATGCCATATTTGAATGTGGAGTTTAATGAGATAAATGAGTTGCCTGATACAGAGAGAGGAGAGAATGGATTTGGAAGTACGGGAAGGTAAAAATATATCAAAACATTGGAAATGTTTAATATTTGTTGAATTAAAAAAATGAGGGAGGATAGTCAGATGAAAGAAACATTAAAAGTTGAAATAAAGGATAAATTGAATTTAACGATTGAGGAGGCGGCGGCGTATAGCAACATCGGCATTAACAAACTAGGTGAACTGATAAAACAGCCAAGATGTCCGTTTGTTATATACATAGGAAGAAAGCGTCTGATTAAACGAAGGGAATTTGAAAAGTTTATAGAAAACCAAATAGAAATATAGATTTATGTGGAAATATAAAGCCTGATGTGGTAATATATAAATTACTGTATTAAGGCTTTTTCATTAAGAAAGGAGCCGGATAATGGGAAAGGATTTAAAAGGAAAGGAGTTAGGAGTCGGCATTTGCCAAGTAAAAGGTGGAAAATATGTTGCAAGGTTTACAAACCGCAATGGAAAACGCATTAAAAAAGTATTTGATAAGTTGCAGGAGTGTAGACAATGGATTGCTGACGCACAGTTTGAGGATGAACACGGAAATGTTCTGCAAGGCGAAAATCCAACGGTGGATGCATGGTATCATTACTGGATTGATAATGTTAAGGGGGATAACATCCGTTTTAACACACGCAGAAATTACAACGAGCGATATGAAAAGAACATAAAACCGCTGATTGGAGATATGTTGTTAAAGGATATAAAGCCTTTGCATTGCCAGAATGTTCTTAATCAAATGGCAGACAGGTATTCAAATTCTGTTATAGAACATAGCCGCCTTGTCATGTGGATGATGTTTGATAGTGCGGTTGAGAATGAACTGCTTGCTAAAAATCCAGTGACCAAAAGCGTAAAATGCACGAGTGGACGGAAACCAAAGGAAATGCGGGCATTGACGGTTAAGGAGCAGAAGTTGTTTCTTGAAACTGTCAAAGGAACAAGCAATTATAATCAGTATGCCTTGCTTTTGCAAACTGGATTACGGACAGGGGAAATGATAGGTTTGCGTTGGTCGGATGTGGATTTTGAAAATCGAGTGCTGCATATCCGCAGGACAATGGAGTATCGTCATTCTGTAGGAGAATGGAGAATTGGAGAGCCTAAGACAAAGAATAGTGTTAGAGATGTTCCGTTGACGCAGGAAGCGGTAGATATTCTGAAAAGCCAGAAAGAAAAGCTAAAATCACTAAAAGTCAGACCGATAGAGTTTAAGGACAGTGTTTTTCTCTGTCGGGACGGTACGCCAACTAAGAACAGCGCATATGATACAAAACTGTTTTATTACTGCGACAAGGTAGGGATACCAAGATTTTCAATGCATGTCTTGAGACATACGTTTGCCACTCGCTGTATTGAAAATGGTATGCGTCCAAAAACCTTGCAGATGATTTTGGGACACTCGAACATAGGAATTACCATGAATCTGTACGTCCATGTGACAGATGATGAAAAAACAAAAGAAATACAGAATATTGAAAAAATGCTCAAAATCATATAA